GCTGTTAAAGTTCTGTAAGTTTCTCCAGTCGCAGTATTACCTGAGCTATCAGCTTCAAACCCAGTTAATGCATGTATTTCTTGTGAAAAGTTCCAAGCCATTTATTACTTCTTTTTCTTTTTCATCATTTTTTTACTAGATGCTTTTTTCTTTTTAGGCGGTCTGCCTTTTTTACTTCCGTATGTACCCTTACCGTATGGCATTTACTTTCTCCTTCCAAAAGTTTTTCTGTTTAGTTTCTCTTTGCGCTACTTCACTAGCTACATGGTCATCTAAACTTATTGTATTAAATTCTATATCGCTTCTCTTACCCTGCTCGCTCATCATAAACATATTAGTTGTAAACAATGGAGCTGATGCTCTTTTACCACAAGTTTTACAATAAAACCAGTTATCTTTATTTGATGCGTTACAATGTATACAATTCATATTCAAAATAGTGGGGACATCATAAGACATCCCCACATATCCTTTATTTGTTAGTCAGCAGATTTACTACCAATATCACCAAAATACATGACTGTTAGGTCATCATTGGCGGCCGCAGCTGCGCCTAAGGTAACTGTAATTACACTACCAGAAACTGAACAACTTTCAACGTAAGTTCCGTTTGTATTTGTGTTTCCAAGACATGCAATTGCGTAACCATTCTCAGGTGCACCTGATGGTATATCAACTGATTGAGAAGCAGCGGCTCCACAATTATGGTCAATTGTGTAGATTCCACCACCTATGTTTTTTTCTAGTACATTAGCTCTCATGATTAAACTCCTTGTAAGTGAATTAACATATGGCTTTCAGGAAGTGATACTTCTAATCCAGCTTCAGTTAAAATCATATCTTTACGTAAGTCTTCATCAGCTGCTTGAACGTTAGTCATAATTTGAGTGTCTCTGTTAACACCATTACCGACTAATGGTCTATAAGCAACATTGTCCATATCAACTAAGCACAAGAAGCCAGAAGCAAATCCTCTGAATAGAGGCTCCTTAACTAAATTCATTGTACCGTGAATTGTTTCAATCTGTAAGACTTGATGTCCAAAAGAACCTTGAGCTTTTTCTATATTGTATCTTAACTCATTACTACCTATAGAACCATCAACAAAAGAACTACTACCCATCTTATTAAAGAAAGTAATTACAGGTAAACTAGCCAAAGCTAATTTAGAACCTGAGTTACCTCTTGCTGGGTCATAAAGAACTTCAAAATCACTTAAGATTCTATCATAAGTAAGTTGAGCAGCGGTTGCACTCCTAAAGTAAGGAGAGCCAGCTGAGTAAGCTAGGTCATCAGTTCCTGTTTTAGCAGTACCGTTAGCTAAGATATGTCCAGCAATACCTTCAGTATACTGGATTCCACCTTGACTAGCACGCTGACCAAAAAGCATAGCTCTTTCGATGTCTACTTTATGCTCACGAAGTTTAAGATTCCAAATTCTTTGGAACTCATCTGCGTAACCACGGTAACGAGTAGCTCTTGCAGTATTAGACATTTCACAAGCTGTTTTAAAGATTTGGGTATACCCATAATCGTTATCAAGCTCTTCTGACCATACATCTGGAGAACCAGAACCTTCAGCAAAAGAAGTACCTATTACAGTACACTTTGCATTATCAACTGTACCACCAGCATCTGCACCAGAAATTGTCTTACCGATAAAAGTAGTAGTACTACCTTCATCTATTGGTGAAGACTCAATTCTTACGATAACTGGGTCTGATACAGAACTACTTTCTTGCCCTATTGCAAAAACCATTCCTTTAATAAGCCAATCAACTGAAGCACCTCCAGAAGTATCAACTTGATACTGTAAGGTAGAACCAGCAGCTGGTATAGTTTCTTCTCCAAATAATAAGAAAGAACGGTCAGTCATAGATACTTTTGTCCTATCTTCTAGAAAACGGAACTGTGGGTCATCGGTTGGAACTTTAGCTACCTTAGAAAGATACACGAAAAATGGGGATTCGTCTGGAGCTAAGTCTGCAACACGGTCTGAAAAGTTGAATAAACGCCTAGTATGATAGCCTGAAGCTGCCGAACCGGGGTCACCAACGTTCACAATTCCTGCATTGTAATTCGCCATTTAAGACTCCTTTATATATTATTATTTCTACTATTCGTGCCCATAACTCCATTCCAGATTTCATCTAGCTCATTTGGCTTGCTAGGTTCTCCACCTTGTAAGACGCCAGCTGTTTGAGGAATGTTTTTAGTCCTCTTTACAGCTTCTATACTCTCATTAGTTATTGTTTCAGGAACATTATTAAATTTCCTATATACATCAACTAATATATCGAGTGGAACATCTTGTCTAGGCTTTGTAGCAAACTGGACAAAATCATCAACTTGATTCTGATCTGTCATATTGTATTTACTAGATAATTCCTTCTTTAAGTTATTGACAGCCATTGTCTCTTGTATGCCCTTCATCTTTTCATTTACAGCATTATCTACAAGAGATTTCTGTTCCCTAACTCTCATCTCGTAAGATGGAGAGCCAGGCTTATAGTAGGCTTCCCATGGGTCGAATGAGTTTTCATCAAGTCCCTGTTGTGGGTCTTGAGGACTACTTACATTCCCAGTTTGTTCACCGTTCAAAGTTTGTTTCATTGCTTCCACTACATCTGGCCTTTCTTTTAATACATTTCCTAATTTTTCCAACTGCTTCAATTCATCGTACTCAGCTTTCATCTTGTCGTACTCTGCTGATTTTTTATCGTACATAGATTGAAACTTCTTAGCATCATCCTGAGAATTTGCCTCAGGCTCTGCTACCACCTCTTCAAAATGATTATCTGCCATTTCCTCCTGAACAGTTTCTTCTTGTTTAAGGTTATCTTCCATTTTAAACTCCTCGATTTCTTTTAATTAATAGCTTCACCCTTACGGATGTCATTTAAAAGCAGAACCGTGTGTTCCTCAAACGTCCTAACGGACACCCTTCCTACCTTTGTGGTTCTTGGTTTCCTAGTCTTTCCTGCGCATCCACTACATTCTTCAACTTTTCTAACTTTACTTTATTATTGAACTTCATGTCCGTCATAATATCCTTAAGCTGTGACTTAAATTTTTGTGCTTCGACCTGCTTCCTAGAGTGAACATTTTCACGTTGAGAAGTCTGCAAATCTCCGCTTAAGTCTTTTATTTGCTTTTCTAGTTGTTTAATATAGCTTTGCATTTGTGCCATCTGACCTTTCCTTTTCAAGACACCTTCTTTGTCAAAAATCTCTGATTTCTTCAAGACCTCGACATCGTCTACCAAGCCCATCTTAAAAGCATCTAAGTACATCTGATATTCAGCTACTCTATTAGACGGCAATGTTGAGCCTGATATTATTCTTACGTCATGCTGACCAATACTAATATCATTTTGTATCGATTGCAATTCACGAGTTTTATCATCGTACATCTTCGTATTGATTGTATATTCAGTTAAATCATTATTCGGTTGTACAATTCTAAAAGTTTTTTGATAAGTGTAATGACCCTTAGCTAAATTATAAATACACCTACCTAATCTGTTTAAGCTTCCTTCGATATCTCTTAACTTTGACTTACCTCGAGTCTCACCGTGTTGAGATAGCATTGCAGTTCCTCTAACTGTATCGGGAGCTTTATCTCTAAAGCCCTGCATTAACTCAGGAATACCAAAACTTAAATCTATATAATGCTCTACTCTATCTATTAATGCATAAAACTCACCAGCAAGCGACTGAGGGGCAGGAAAGTGTGGTTGCCCAAACTCTGGATTATAAGGTATGACTGCATTGGGATTGGCCCAATCTTTTTCCAGCTGCCCCAAGTCATCTACGCTACCCTCTGGAACGAGTAGCTTTAGGCCTGCAGAGGCCTGTGCGTGAGAGAGAGTGAGAGAGAAAAGCTTGTTTAACAGTCTTTGAGAATCCTTTACTTTAGATACATCTGATTTTGGATACGGAGTATTTGTCCATATGTTTGGAACTGGTACTATCGGATACACATCAGTATTTAATATGTTCTCGTAAAGCAATACATCGCCAACTGTACATGTAATTTTAATTCTTGTTTGTTGAACCTCTACTAAATCAACAAGACCTTGCTCAATTATTTCTGCATTCTGCTCAATAAACTGAAAGTATTGTTCTTGATTTAATATCTGCTCTTGACCATTCTGTCTGTTAAAAAGTCTATAGAATGGAACTTTTACTTTTTGAAATCTTTCTAGTATTCTATATCTCTCTATTTTCTGTATATCTCTACCTAAAACTTCATCAGGTGTAAAAGACTGAGTTGAGTTTTTCATTTGAGAACTAGGATAATCCTCTTCCATTGTTATAGCTTCAATATCATCTATAGAATCTATTAACGTAGGATATATATTAAGAATCTGGTCTCTCGTAACTACGGTAGATAAAATCATTCCAGATGCGTCATCAAAATAACGATGTCTTGACGCTGGGTCTACGTAAACTCTAAACGGGTCTACATATGTGAATTTTATCTCGCCCCGTCCGTAATCAGCCTCAGGGTCAATGTAGGCATAAAAATATCCAAGACCTGTTGTAGCATAATCATGCACAGCTTGCTTGAACTGGGTATCTCCATCAGAGATATCCCATACGTACTCTAGTATAACACGCCATACTAGGGCGAGTCTATTATCAGAATCTTCTCGTCCTATGGCGCTATATTTAGGAGAACGAGAAGTTAATAGAGATTTTAATTTTTCTATGGCTGCATACACACGGTCTATTACAAAATCAGCTTGACCTACTGATTGTAAAATTTCAGACTCATCATTTGTGTAATGGTTGCCTAAAAAGAAGTCGACAGAGTCACGAGCTTCTGTATCCCAGTCAGCTCTACTGTCTCTCCATGTTCTCCATAACTGTTTATTAACTTCAGCTGGATTTTGCTCCTGCTGTTCTATTTCTTGTATACTAGAGATGTCTACACCTTTATAAAGTTAAAATAATTTCAAAGACTAATTTAATACAAGTTTTCCCGAAAGTCAACCCTTTTTTTAAAAAAAATTATAATTTTTGCCCTGTCATCCAAGATATTGCTCTTTTCACAGCTCTTTTCTTATCCTGCTTCTTTAATATGTCATCCATATCCTTAGCTTCAAACCTCCTACTTATAGGAGCTCTAGAGTGAACTAACGCATACCATATGCCGTCAAGAAGGTCGTCGTTCTTTCCTTTTGGAAACTGGAACATTTCATCTACAAGATCTTGATGTTTTCTTTTTATATGCATCTTACCTCTGTTTACTATCGGAGCAACTAAGGATTCTAACCTATCTTCTTTTTTAATACCAGATGGCGGTCTAACTCCTTTGGCTAAACCCGGCATCATCTTTCTTTCACTACCAGATAGCTGATTAACTGCATCTTTAATTATACCCTGAGCTCCAACTAACTCCACGTTAGCTCTTTTGATAGGACTATACTCCTTTGCATATTGCAGTATCTCATCAGGCATTTCATACAGAGGTATACGCTCACGAAAATAATCTATAATATAAACATTCTTATCGCTATCTACTCCAACTACCATGATTACTTGAAAGTCACTATTCTCATTTGCTTCGTATGCTAAGTCAACACCTATGTAAACATTTACAGGTATAGCATCTTCTTTGTCAACTATGTAAGCAAAATTGCCATTAGAAACAAACTCACCATCATACGTAACAAGTCTATCTATTTTAAACTTAGCATTTGTTAAATCACGAGCTTCATTTAAATACTCTTGTGCAAACTTATGAGTAAGTCCTACGTCTTGAAACCTTCTTCTAATGTCATCTAACTTCTCAACAGAAAAATAAGATGGCCACAAAGCAATTCCGTTATCAATAGCTTTATGATATACAACTTCCCAAGCATACTTTCTTTTTTCTTTTTGAGCTTCTGTATATCCATCGTAAATGCCTTGTAGAAAAGAATCAAAGTGGACAATAGTTCCTATAAGCCAAACAGAACCCTCGTTACCTGCAGAGTTTTCAAGAGCAGGTTCAACAGTTGACATTACCCACTCTTTAATTTCTCTTCTTCTGTCTGGTGTTTTTGTATTTAGCTCTGATTCAAAGTCATCAAGTATAATGTTTGTATAACGAAGTCCTAACTGAGAACGACCACGAAGTCTTTGACTTGTGCCTTTTGCAATTATCCTATCACCCTTACTAGTTGTAAATTCTTTTTCAGTCCACTTACTTCCCTGCAAATCACCAAAGTAATAATTTAACGCAGGATTTATTTCTATATGATTTTGAATATACTTGATATGGTCAATAGCTTGAGACTGCTCCTCAGCTACCCACGCAATAAATTCTTTCTTACCTTCTGGATTAAAATAAAGCTTATGCATTAATGCAGATTTAGCTAGTGTACTCTTACCATGACCACGAGGCAATATAATACATACTCTTTTATTTTCTTCTGATAATAATACGTTGCTTAATTCGTATTGATAGGGAGCGGGAGAAGATTTCATAAAGTCCTCTGGCATAAAAAGCTGACCAAAGGCTACAATATCTCTACTAGCTAACTCAAGAACTTTATCTTTTTGTTTTTGGTTCGAAGAGTTTATATTAAAATTTTCTACTGGTTTATCCAATCTTGCCTCGGTACTTCTCTAAAAACTGATTGGTGCTGCATTAATAAAGGCCCAGCAATATAAACCCAAGCTTTTGTAAACGGAGTGTCTCCATCATATACATCTATTTTTTCTCTCGTATATAAACCAGTATCAATACTTTCATACTTATCATAAGACATAATATCAGCATTATCAACATCAATGACTTCAACTACTGCTCCCTTGCCTTCTTTATTTTTTATAATAGCAGGATAATTTTCATGTCCGGGATATACTAGCGATACATCTTTTAGTCTATATGTTGGTCTCTTACCATTCCTAAGAGTTCCGTAAACTGCTAACTTTTCCATTTCTCTTTGCTCTCTTTCTGTACCAAAGGTACTTTAATATCTCATCTACTGCTTCAGAGCCACGCACTCCTGCAACAGTAGTAACTTGTTCAACCTCACCTTGAACTTCGTTTATCTCTTCTAACTCTTCCCAAATTAAATCATTCCATAAATCAACATCTAAGGAATCTTCATTGCAAAGCATAATAGTTGGTATAAAAAACATAACGATACTACTTCTCAGTTTCACGAGTAGCCTCCGCTAATTGCTTTGTATCTCCACCTCCTATAGCTTTCAACTGCTCGTCAGAGAATCCTTGAAATACAGTTACAGATTCAGAACGTTTCTCTGTATCTCGCATACCAGCTATACCAACAAGTTCTTTAAGTAAGCTTACTTTATCACTATCTTTAGCATCAACGCTTTCAATAATGTCTTTCATCTTATTTAAAATGTACAGAGGAGTTATCT